GCGTGTGCTTCACGAACCACTCGGATTTGCGCTGTTGCCGGTAAAGGATGCCGTGCAATTGCTGGAGCAATTCGGCCACGTTGGCGCGCTCGAGGAAGGCCTCAAGCTGCTCGCCCGGGAGAGCCGGGCCCGATAGTGCCGCGAGCTGGTCGCCCGCGATTTCTGGAGTTTGCATAACAATAAAACCCGCTCTTTTGCGCCCACTCGCGTTGGCGGCGTGGGTTTTTCAGTGCCCGCATGCGGAGGCGGGCCCGGGCGTGATGCCCCGGCAATCCATACTACGGAAAGCGGCGCCGGAGGTTTCTACTTTTCCACGCTTACTCCTTCACCTCCCACTCGTCGGCCTCGCGTTTCAGCTGCGCCTTGCGCGCCGCGAACGCCGCCCGCACCTTTGCGATCCGTTCCCGCCGCGCGTCCTCGGCCCGTTTGAAGGCCGCTTGTGCGCTCGGGGTTTTCCACCATTTTGATAACTGCACTTTCTCGTTTTGCATCCTACAAGTTAGCAGAACGCAAATGGCGCTTTGTGGAAAAGGCCGCCTTTTACACCGCCCGGGAGAGTTTCCCCCTAGCAAAAAGAATTCTGAAAAAATTATTTGACGCGATTTCGCACTTCGATCAGACGAGCGCGAAAATGTCCTGCTCGACCTCATCCTCGAGCACTTCAAGCGGCAGCACTTCCTGCGCCATGCGCACGGCTGCCATTTCGCAGTAGGCTTCGTCGATCTCGATGCCGATGCATTTGCGCCCGAGGTCCTTTGCGGCGCGCAAGGTGGTCCCTGAGCCCATAAAAGGATCGCAGATCGTATTGCCCGGCAGGCGCTTCACAAACCAGAGCATCACCCGGTAAGGTTTCGGGCTGGGGTGATCGGGCTTCAGGCTATCGCCGATCACGATGTCCCTGCAATCGCCGTCCTTCACAAACATGGAGTGGCCCTCCCGGGTGTAGACGAGGCAGGGAATCCAATTACCAAAGCCGATGGCGCCGCGTGCCATGCCGTTCACGAGGTGCGCGGCCAGCGTCCACACGTATTTCAGCTGGCCGATGTGCGAAGGGCAGCGGAGAATGTTCCAGATTCCCGGCATGATTCCCATTGCCGGGGTGATCGCGGCGGCCGCTGGCATCCAGTCGATTGGGAAATCGATGTCCCACGCCGCTTTGTTTACGCCGTAGGGCGGGTCCGTCAGGACCAGATCGACCGGGTCAAGCGCCGGTAAAATTTCCCGGCAGTCCCCGTGGTAGATCGTAACCGACCCGTCTTCGTAATAGGGCCTCATTGCACCGGACGATTTTTCGCGCTCTTCGCCCAATTACAAAGCACATTTGCAGCGACCCGGGTGCGATACACATCGGTCTCGGCCTCCACGCGCAGCAATTGTTCCAGCACTTCGCGGGGCACGATGCACTCGAGGCGAAAGCTACCCAGTCGCGGCCGTCCGCATTTGCGGGCTGGTTGTTGCTGCGGCTTGTTCAGCATTCGTTCACCCTGCGCGAATCTATAGCGAGGCACTTTCCGGCGTGCAAACCATTTCTGCGTAAGAATTGCGTATTTTTCAGTGGTGTATTGACTGAAAAACCGACAGGTCCCAGCGTCCGCCGAGAATGCCTGAAGCCGCTCCAGCGTCCGAAGCACCGCCCACAGAGCTGGTTCCGTTCACGTGTCCGTGGGCACAGGACGGTTTGCGGCGCGCACTTGAGGGCATGGGCACGGCCACCGCAGGCGTGAGCGAATATCACATCGGCACCCGGGGCCTGAAATACGCGGACCCGGCGAAACAGATCGGCTCAGTCGGCTGGTGGAATGAAATGGTGAAGCTCTACTGCGGCATTGACGCGTTGCCGCCTTCGATCACCGGCCGCGACACCGCATTCCGGGTAATCCCGCGCGACGTATGACGACGACGCTCAATGGAAAACCGACCCGGGCGCGACTGCCGCAGGGCGTGCTGCTCGATGTGAACGGGAAACTGCTGCGTCCGACGGCGCCGGACATTTCCGCGAGCCTGTTCGGGACCGGCCTTATGCTCGGCGGCGGCGGCACCGGCTACGGCCATTATGGCGCGAACCTGACAAAAAACTCGCTGGCCGGTTGGCTTTGGCGCGGCGGTGATGCGGATCGCGATATCGGTTTCAACGTTCAGATTTTGCGTGAGCGCTCCCGCGATGCCTTCATGGGAATCCCACTCGCTGCCGCGTCCGTTGAAACTTTAGACACGAACGTCATCGGCGAGGGCCTGTATCCGGCGCCGAACATTGACGGCGATGCGCTGGGGCTGGATGAAACGCAAACGGCCGATCTCAATAAGGAGCTGGCCGACAAGTTTAGCTGGTGGGCGGGCGACCCGCGTGAGTGCGATTACGAGGCGAAGCATAGTTTCTGGACGCTGCAGCACGTAGCCTTTCAGTCGATGCTGCTGTCCGGCGATTGCCCGGTCCTGTTTCCGTTGAAGCCCCGGCCCGGGACCCTGTTTGAATTGCGCCTGCGCATTCTGGAAGCCGACCGCATTCACAACCCGGCGCTCAACGTGATGCCCTTCGGCGTGAATATTTTTAACGGCGTCGAGCTGACCGATGAGGGCGAGCTTGCCGCGTATCACATCGGCCGGTTTCACCCGTTGGCCATCCGCCAGCAGTTTGAGCGCTTCGCGGTTGATGAAACGTTCCGCGTGGAACCTTTCGGGGCCCTGACCGGCCGCCGGAATATGATCCTCATGATGCGCCCGGAGCGCCCGGAGCAGCGCCGGGGCGTGCCGATCCTCGCTGTTTGCCTCGAGATTTTAAAGCAGATGGGCCGCTACATCGACAGCACCGTGGTCGGCGCAGTGATCCAATCGTATTTTACCGCCTTCGTTACGAGTGAGTTTCCGGACCCGACCATCTTTGACTCCCTCCTGACCGAGGAGCAAAAGGCCGAAATCTTCAGCCTGAATAGCTATGACGTTCAGCTCGGCCCCGGAATTGTTAATTTCATGAGGCCCGGGCACGCGGTGAATTTTGCCAACCCCACTCAGCCGCAGGCGACCTTCGGCGAGTTTACCATCTCGGTCGTAAAATTCATCGGCGCCGCGCTGGGCATCCCCTACGAGGTGCTGCTCAAACAATTTAACGCCAGCTACTCGGCCAGCCGTGCCGCATTGCTGGATTTCTGGCGCCGCGTCCGGAAATACCGCGCGCTGGTGGTCGACCAACTTTGCCAGCCCGTCTATGAGGAGTGGCTCGCCGATGCGGTTTCACTCGGTAGGATCGAGCGATTCCCGGGCGGCTGGGATGACCCATACATCCGGCGCGCCATGCTGCGCTGCATCTGGACGGGCGCCAGCGCCGGTAGCCTTGACCCGCAAAAGGAAGTGGCCGCTGCCGACCTGAAGGTGAAATGCGGCTTCTCGACCATCGAACGGGAAAGCGCGGAATTGAACGGCTCCAATTACCGCGACAACGTGCGGCAACAGTCGACCGAGCAGAGCGAATTCGAAGAGGCGGACCTAACCTTCCCGCCGTATCGGCCGACACAAATCGCGGCCCTGCCGCCCGCGAAAGGGGGCACCCCGGCACCTGCTCCGGCCGGTCCTCCGGGCCCGCCTGTCCCGGCGCCCAAGCCCCCGCCACATGCGCGTGGCAGCCGTAACAAGCGCACGCGCACCCTTTCAGCCGTAGAGCTGGCCAGCGGCACCAGTGGAATTTTCACACGATGAAAGAGCCTTTTTACGCATTCAGAGCGCAGGGTGAGGAACCGGCGAATGCCGAGCTGTTGATTTTCTCGGTCATCGGTGACTGGGAGGAGCTGGGCGAAGTGAGCGCCAAAGCATTCGCCGCCGATCTGGCAAAGCTGCCGTCAACGGTTAAGCGCCTCGATATCCATATCAATTCGCCCGGCGGCAGCGTGGCAGAGGCAAACGGGATTTACTCCCGCCTCGCCGATCACCGCAGCCAGAAGATCGTCTACATCGACGGGCTCGCCGCGAGCGCGGCCAGCATCGTGGCGATGGTAGGCCATAAAATCTACATCCGCGAAAACGCGAACGTCATGGTTCACCTGCCCAGCGCCATCGCGATGGGAAACGCCGAGGATATGCGCACCGTGGCCGCCGCGCTCGATAGCGTGACGGAATCCATGATCAATATTTATGCCCGGCGCACGAAGCTCGACCGCGAAAAGCTCCGGTCCCTTATGGCCGCCGAGACGTGGTTCTCGCCGCAGCAGGCGGTGGAACACGGCTTCGCTGACGAGCTGCGGGGCGTGGTAAAAGCCGCCGCCGTCGTGGGCACCAAGCGGGTCATCGTAAACGGCATCGAGCACGACCTCTCCAGATTTCATAATGTCCCGGCGTTCACCGCCGCCAACATAAACGCAGAAGGTAAACCAACAATGAGCACACCAGCAAAACCCACAGCGGCGGCTGATGATCCGCCGAAAGAGAAAGAAGGAACCGGCAACGGCGACGAGGGGAAGGAAAAAGAAACCCCAACGCCGCCCACGCCACCGGCCGCACCGTCAAAACCCAGCGAGGTGCCTGAGCCGCCGAAAACCGCAGCCAACGCCGAATTTGAGAGAGGCGTGCAGGCCGAACGTTCCCGGGTGACCGCGCTACAGGCGCTGGACCGCCCGGCTACCCACGACATCGTGCAAGCCGCCATCAAAGACGGGAAAACCGTGGCCGACATCGCCGGGTCGTGCATGGCCGCGATGGACAAGGTCCAGACGCAAGGCGCCCGGCGCACCGATGCGCACGCCCTCGATGGTATCCCGGGCAGCGATGCCGGGACCGGCAACGGCGATGGTAACGCCGCCGCCTTCGGCGCAAAAATTAAAGAGAAGGTGCAGGCGCGCATGAAGCAGCGCCGCAGCGCCGGGGCTTTCAGTCGCAATTAAACCGAAAAAATCCAGAAAGGACCTCAAGCAATATGGCAATCAAGGACTCAGTAAACTTCGCAAACCTCCAGTCGTTCGATGATAACGACTGGGTCGTGCGCCGCTACCCGTTCACCGACGGCGGCGGCGGTAATATCGGGCAAATGAAAGTCGGGCACCTCGTGAAATTCAACGCGGGCCGGACCGAAGTGCTCGCGGCAGTCGGCGCGGCGGGCGCAGACGATGCGGCCGTGGAAGGCATCATCGTTGACATTCCCGACGCGACGGATGTGCCCTCCGGTGCGGCGCATAAAACCGTCGCGGTCGCGATGGCGGGCTCGTTCGACAAGAACACGGTCGCTTATCAGGACGGCACGGCGCTCAGCGCAGCGGCCGTAGCTAACCTGCGCGACAAAGGCATTTTCCTCGATCCTGCAGTGCCTGCAGGCGCATTCGCACCTTAACAACTCACACCCGAAGAAAGGCCCACCAATATGTCGAACATGAACGCAAATTACGAACCCCGGACGCTGCTCGCAGCATTCGATCAAGGTCCGGTCACCCCTTCATTCCTACGCGATACCTTTTTCAAAGGCCGCGACTTCCCGGCGACGCCGCTCGTCGAATTCGACTTCCGGCGCGGCCGCAGAAAGATGGCGCCCTTTGTAGCCCCGCTGGTCGGCGGGAAAGTGATGGAGCGTCAGGGCTACGAGACTCGGTTTTACCGAGCACCGCGCATCGCGCCGGTCCGCGCGCTTCGCACGCCGGACCTTGAGGCCCGCCTGCCGGGTGAGACCATTTACAACGCCGGTTCCCCGGCCGACCGGGCCGCCGAGCTACTGGCCGACGACGCGATTTTCCTCGATGAGGCCATCGCGCGCAGGGAGGAGTGGATGTGCCGGGCGCTACTGTTGAACGGCAGCATCACCATCACGGCCGACAACGGCTACACGAACGTCATCAACTTCATGGAATCCAGCGCTGGCGCGCCGAATAACCACTACGTGCCCGCGATCAAATGGGACCAGACGAATTCCGATCCGCTGGCCGACCTCGAGGCTGCGCGCCTCGCGGTGATTCGTGATAGCGGCATCTCGCCGAACGTGGCGCTCTTCGGTTCGAATGCGCGCTCCGTGTTTATCAACAACGCAGCCGTGGCGAAATTCCTCGATTCGATCCGGTATCAGATGGCCACCATCAAGCCGGTCATTGAGAGCAATTCGGTGGTCCGCTTCGGCGGGCAACCCGGGCTGGAGTATTATTCTTATGCGGAATATTTCGAGGACGATGCCGGGACTTTGTATCCCATGCTCCCGGCCGACCTCGTGCTTCTGGCCTCCACCGAGACGCCGAACAAAATCGTTTATGGGGCTTATACCCAACTCGAGGATGTCAAAGCCAAGCGCTTCGTGACGTATCAAACGGACCGGATTCCCTTCATCTACGGAGACGAAGAGGACGGCAATCTGTTCTACAGGTTGACCTCGTGCCCGCTACCGATGCCCGCCGATGTGCTGGGCTGGAGAATCATCGAGGCCATCACCGGGACCAGCTACCCGTTCCCGACACCGGGCGAGGTTGCCTACTTCAACCCGAACGACCCGGAGGCCGGGCCCGAGGAGGCGCAGCCGCAGGGTGAAGAAGGCCGGGATTTCTGGAAGCCCTCAAAGCCGGAAGAGGCCGAGGCCGGTGACGGCAACGGCGGCAAGCTGGAAGACCACACGGTCGAGGAGCTGCGCGAGATCGCCGACAAAGAGGGCGTGGATGTGCCCAGCCACGCGAACAAAGGCGACATCGTGAAGGCCATCAAAAAGGAGAGGAAGGCCAAAAAATAAGCCCACGCCATGAGCCTCCGCGAGCAGTTCGTTCCCGATCTCGACCGGGTTTTCATTAACCCGGGCGAGTTTGCTACGGTGCGGGATTTCCGCATCTCGGACGGGCACGGCTCCTTCGTGGTGTTTCAGGCCGAGGTCGTGTGGGATACTGAGGCCGTGAAGCAGCTGCCGCTGGTCAAAATCCACGGCGTTTATATGGGGGACGTCATTTGCTACATCGAGCACAAATATCTGCCGAGGATGCCGGTAGCGGGCGAGCTTATTTACTCGCCCGCGAACCAGCCGTGGGAAGTGCTCGATTGCACCGACGAGGAGAGCTGCTACAAGCTGGCGCTCTCCGCTACCCGGTCCCAGCCCGCAAAATATGGAAATAATTAGCGTATGCCCGTCACCATCCAGATCGATCCCGGACAGCTGGCGAAGCTGCAGCGCACGGTAGGGCACATCGACCGGGGCGTTCCCCGGGCGCTGGCGCCAGCTATCAACCGGGCGCTGGCGAAGGGGCAGACCATTATCAAGCGGGAAATCCGGAAGGAATATTTGATCAAGGCGAAGGACATCCCCACGAAGGTGCACCGGGCCACCTTCACCTCGCTGGGCGGCTCGATCCGGATTTCGCAGGGGATGCTGGACATTACAAAATTTCGTTACCGCCCGATGACCGTGCAGCGCGGCAAACGCAAAAGGCCCCTGTTTGTGCAGGTGAAAAAGAGCGGCGGCGGCTTTGTGGCGCGCGGTTTCGTAAGCGGGGAAGGCCCATTTCAGAGGAGAAGTTTCGCGCCGAGACTTCCCATCCGGAAAATCATCGCAATCGGCGCCTCGATCATGGCGACGCAGCCCCACGTGGGACCGGCCGCCAATAAGGCGATGGGGGACACGTTTGCACAGCGCCTTGATCATGAAATGCAACGGGTATTGGCAAGCGCAGGAGGTCATACATAATGGGCTTACTCACTATCATCTATTGGGTTTTGCTGGTGCTGATTTTGGTCGGCGCTTTCGCTTCCCCCGCGTGGACGTGGTATCCGCGCCTCAACTCGCTGGTGGAGCTGGTGCTTTTCATCATCATCGGTCTAAAAATTCTGAAACCTAGTTGGTAACATGCAAACGAAACCGCTCCTCTGGACCTCGGTGATCCTGTTTTTTATCGGCTTTCTCATCGCGCCCGCGATCCGGTTGCTGCACGTGCCGCAGGAGACGGGCGAGATACTGGCTGCCATCAATTTCCTATGCGGCGGCTGGGCCTTCTTCGTGCTGGCACAAATTAAAGGCGAACT